AGTACCCGAGGACGCCGCCGCCGCGCGAGCCGTCCGCGCGCGAAGTTTCGTCAATGACGTTGTAGGTCATCGTGTTGCCGACGGTGATCGTGCGCGCGTCCACGCGCGAGAGCAGCTCGCCCGTCTCGTACATTTCGCGTTCGATGCCCGGCGCGACTTCCATCGGCACGGCAAAGCCCATGTTGCTGTCGATCTGCGTGCCGGCGCCGGTGGCGACCGCATGCAGCCGGGGATCGACGTCGCCGTAGGCCGCCGCCCGGACCGCCATCGCGAAGACGCCGAGCGCGCGGTGGCGGGCTTCCGCCTGCACGATCGGCGGCGCATCCGCGGCGGCCATCGGGCCCCACGGCCGTTCCGTGGCGTGATCGACGCCCAGCACGACCGGGGTGACGGTGCCGCTGTGCCGTTCGTCGTCCTGCAGCCGCCGCGCGGTCACGAGGTCGGCGGCGATCCGCTCGGCTTTCTCGTCCAGGGCGTCGAGCTCCACGAACAGGGCCGTGAAGCGCGCCGCCTGCTCCGGCGTGCGGTCTTTCTCCGCGATCGCGTTGAGCGCGCGGCCCTCTTTCTTGGCCTTCGCGATCGCCGCGCGGGTCTCGGTCTCGTCCTGGATCAACTGCTTGATGTTTTTCATGCGATCCTCGCGGCCACACAACAAAGGCGCGTGCTCATCGAGACCTGCGGCGCAGATGTCGCGTCGGGGGGGTCGATCAACACGCGCCTCAACGGAGTCGCGTTACAGGGATCAGGCTAAGGGGTCGGCGGGATTTCGTACTACGAATGGGCGATCGGGCGCGTTTCGAGGCATTCTTCGGCCGCGGTGATGAGCGCATCCCGGCTGAACTGACTGACCGTCTGATGATTCGCTTTGGCGGCTTGCTCGACGCGGTCCCGCTCGGCCGGCGAGAGCCGCGTCGACGTCGACACGCTGGGCGCTTCGGCGCGGTTGTGCCGACTCATCAGAGCAGCCGGGATCGGCGCGCCGCGGCCGCGAGCGCGGGCCCCGCGTGATCGGTGATCTCGTCGGCCGGGTTCTCCGCGCGCAGGTCGCCCGCCGGCGCCCGCCCGACCAGGCGCGCAAGGGTCGCGTCCATTGTGGCGATCCGATCGATCAGCCCGGCCGCTTTCGCGTCCGTCGCGGTCAACACGCGCCCTTCGCCGTAGCCGTGCCGGACCGCCGCCGGCGTCACGCCGCGGCCGCGCGCGACGTCGTTCACGAACTGGCGGTACGCCTCGTCGACGCGGGCCTGGAGGACCGCGCGCTCGTCGTCGCTCAGGGGTTCGGTCGGGTTGCCGGCGGTTTTGTAGGTGCCGGCCGAGATGAGCGTGATTTTGATCCCTTCCTGTTCGAGCGCGGCGCTCAGATCCTCGTGCGCGCAGAACACGCCGATCGACCCGGCCGATCCGCTCGGGATGCAGACGATCTCGTCGGCCTGGCTGGCGATCCAGTACGCCGCGCTCGCCATCAGCCCGTTCACGACCGCCACGATCCGTTTGGTGCCGCGGCCGCGCAGCTCGAAGATCTCGCCGGCGAGCTCCTGGCAGCCGGTGACCGTGCCGCCCGGGCTGTCCACGTCGAGCACGATGGTGCCGATGCTCGCATCGGCCATGACGCGCTGCAGCATCGCGCTGATCCGCTCGCACGACGTGCCGCCGCTCGTGTCGTCCATCATCCCCATGCGGTGCGCGATCACGCCGCGGATCGGCACAATGGCGACGTCGTGGCCTTGCGTGGCGCTCGAGGCCGCGCCGCCGTCCCCGATGCGCGCCTGGATGTCCTCCGGCGTGAACGTGTGGCCGGCCGCGCGATACGCGAGCACGGCGAGTAGTTCCTGGAGCTTGCGCGGATCGATCGCCCAGAGCTGCGACGCGACGTACGAGAGGACGTGTTGATATTTCATGCGGGCACCTGTTCTGCGTCGGGGGCCTTGATCTGCATCACGACCTGCCCATTTTGCGGATTGAAGAACGCGTTGTAGACCTTGTGACAGTGCGGACACGTCGCGGGCTCGCTGTTGAGGATCGCGAGGACCGGGCGCGCGGCGACGGCGCCGCAGTTACACGTGAACGTCAGATTGATCGGCACGCCGACGGTCAGCATCGTGATCGGCTGCCCGACGAGCGGCGTGCCGGCCGGCGCCTGGAACGGGATCGGCGCCTGCTGTCCGTTGTCACTCATGTCGCTCTCCTTCGACGGTCATGCGGCCTCCGCGAGCGCGGCGATCTGCGTCCACGTGAGATTCTTGCGGCCGCGCGCCGTCGGCACGCCCGCCTGCGCCGTCGCGCCCACGCCGGCCGGCTGCGCCTCCGCCGTCCCGGTCGCGATCGCGTGACCGACGGCGCTGGTCATCGCGACGCCGCGCGGCCGCGCCTCCGCGTGCTGCACGATCGGCGTCACCCGGAAGCGCGGCAGCCCGACGAGCCCCCCGCCGCCGCCGATCGGCGTGCCGACATCGATCACCGCGCCCGGCGCCGTCCCGGACGCGAACGGCTGCCCCACGTCGGCCGTCATCGCGACGCCCGCGGGCGCCGCCGTCCCGTCGGCCGCATCGCCGGCCGCCATCGCGGTGCCGACCGCACTCGTGACCTCGACGCCGATCGCCGCGACCGTCGCCGCGCCTTGCGCGACGGGCACGCCGACGTCGGTCTGCGCCGCCACGCCGGCCGGCGTGGCTTCCGCGTGGACGGCCCCCTCGTCGCCGGCCGCGATCGCGTCGCCCACGGCCGCGCTCATCGCGACGCCGAGGGGCGCCACCTGTCCGTCGCCCGTCGCAACCGCCTCGCCCACCGCCCCTGTCCCGGCCACGCCGGCGGGAGCCACGAGCGCGGCGCCGGACGCGACCGCACTCCCGACGCTCGCGCTGGCCTGGACGCCGCTCGGGGCCGTCTGGGCGGCGCCGGTCGCGATCGCCGTCCCGACCGCGCTCGTCGCGGCCTGACCGTTCGGACTGACGACCGCCGCCCCGGTGGCGACCGGTGCGCCGACGGCGCTCCCGGCCGACACCCCGACGGGGGCCGTGGTCGCCGCGCCCGTGGCGATCGCGGTGCCGACGGCGCTCCCGGCGGAGACCCCGACAGGTGACGTGGTCGCGGCGCCCGTGGCGATCGCGGTGCCGACCGCGGCGATCGCCGCGACGCCGGCTGGCAGCGCTTCGCCGTTCACGCCGCCGCCACTGAGGACCGTCGGGTCCGTCAGCGTGATGTCGGACGGACTCGCGGCGCCGAGGTAGAGAAAGACGTCCGGCATCAGCTGCCTACGAGGACGTTTGTCGAGGTCCCTGCCACGTCGGGCGCGCCGGCTTTGTACGCCACGACGTAATACGCGGCGCCGTCGTTGATGGCACTGAACGTGTAGTTCCCGGTGGCGTCCGACGTCACCACCTCACGCAGCACGTTGTCCGCGGTCCGGAACAACTTGACCGTCACGCCCGCCATCGGGACGCCGCTCGCGTCGCGCGTGATCCCGCTGATGATCTGCGGACGGGACGGCACCATCGCGTGCCGCATGACGCGGGGGATCGCGCAGAACATACTGCCGCCGCGCAGCATCTTGGGGCCGAACGGCAGGCGGGTGGACGGCATCTCAGTTCAGCCCGAACACCAGGAGTTGTAGGAGCTGCATCTGATTCGCCGCGAGCGACGTGCCGCACGTCATCCCCACCGTCAGCGTATTCAGCAGCGAGAGGTCGAACGTCGCGACCGTGCCGACCGTGTTCACCGCGCCGCCGTAGAGCATCGACTCGAACGGCGACGTGAAGCCCTGCGGACTCGACCACCGCCCGAGGCCGCGCAACGTCGAGTTGTTCCCCGGCGCCCCCTCCAGCGTCATCTGGACGTCGAGTTCCGCTTCCCACAACGTATTCGTCGTGGTCGTGCCGGTCATCGCGTTCGAGATGCCGATGATCGGACCCGTCGGCGGATTCGCCGGCGTGACGACCGGGTTGAGCCGCAGCGTCAACGTCCACGTCGGCGGCGTCGAGCCGGTCCCCAGCTGGAGCCCTCGCGCGACAATGCGCAGGGTCTTGCCGCGGGCGTAGCCCGGCACGAAAAACAGGGCCGGGATGACGGGGGGCGGTCCCGTGCCCGCGACCTGATCGTTGATCTGAAACTCCGCCGTGAACGTGTTCTTCGCCGTGAACGCCAGCGGGTTCGAGTAGATCAACTCGGCGTACGTGCCGGTGACACCCGAGTGCCGGTGCTCGTAGGGGAGGTGCAGCCCGGTCATTGGGTCGCGCGTCCAGCGGTAGCGACTGGCGCGCGCCAGTTCGTAGTCGATGTCAGGATGCGTGACCGCTCGCTCGATGTCGGCCAGCGTCCGAATCGGTTGGACTTCAGTCATTTAACTAATCCTCACAGTGGCCGTCGCCGCGGCCGCCGCCGGCAGCGTGACCAGAAAATTGCCGTTCGTGCTCGTGATGTCCGCGCCGAAGTCCAGCACCGCGACGGCCTTGTTCGATTTCGAGCTGTTGTAGATGAGCGCGCCGCGCGCCGTGATCGTCGCGCCCGTCCAGAGCGGATCCGTCGTCCAGTCCAGGATCGCCGTATCGGTGTCGAGGACCACGGTGAACCCGACCAGCGTCAGGCCGCCGGCGGCGTACGTGCCGGAGTTCCCGACTTCGTTCGTGGCGCTGTACGCCGTCGTCGACTTCGACAGCGACGCTGACGACGTGTAGAGCGCGATCTTGTAGACGTCGGCCGCC